CAGCCTTTCGTAACTTTTGTCTGATTGCTCAACAATGCTGACAGAATTTTCGTCATTGATGAAAAAAAAACAAACCTCAAGCGCTGTCGGGGATAAGATCAAATAGTTTTCAGTATTAACGGTGAACTGATTTACGTATTCACAGTCTAAAGTGTTGCCATGGCTGTCTTGAATCTGAATGGTGCGACCGGTTAAGGGTGCTTGGGGAAAGTGTGGTGCGTTCATGGGTTAGCAGCTAGGGGGTGATGGGCGGAAGACTGGGGAGGGGTTGCCAGTGGGTGGGGTGCCAGGGGGTGAGGCAAGGGGATTCCATTAAATCGTCATACATCCAACGACCTTTACAGCACCAAGCGATAAACACGTCTTCCCCATCCCAAGCAAGGATCTAGCTTCCATCCCTAGGCGCCGTTTCGATCGGCTGCCAGGCGCTGGCAAGTAGGGCGCGGCCAAAATTGAGCAATTCGACCGGATCAGTATCTAATGTTGGACAATTTCTACCAGTTAAAAACCACGTCTCATCAAATTCATAGCCCAGCTCTTTAGCTGCCAATTTCAGTATCTCTAAGTCTGTTGGGGTGTTCATGGTGGTAGGTGTCAATAGTGGGCGTCAATACCAACATACTCAGCCGCCTCTGTTGCGCTTTTAATTACCTCTACATCCTCAAAGAAAGACCTTTTAGCGTCAACCAGGGGAAGATCGGGGAACCCCTCGCTCCGTAAGCACACGATAGCCATACGGCCTAGGATAATTTCAGCAGGAACAAGCCCTCTTTGCCTAGCTTCATCAAGCAATTCAATGATCCTTTCGGAGACAAGTTTTCCTGAAGATAAGACAAGTTTTCCAGAGGGTAAGCGGTGCATGGTGATGGTTGACAATGTGGTTGACAATGTGGTTGACAAAGCGGGGGGTCAGTGGCCACACAGCCCGTCCTCGCCGTAGCCGCAGATTTCCTCCGGCGTGCGGTCATCAAGAACTGGAAGGGACCGATCAAACCCGATGTGGAGCCACTGGCGGGGTTCGATCGTCAGTGGGGCGGGGTGGAACAGATGGCTGCGCTGCGGTTGGCCCCCGATAAAAACGACACTGATCACCTCCCCTGTCCCTGGGTCGCAGGCCTCAACGCCGCACAACTGGCGCCCCAGGCGGTCGCGCACGATGGCGCCGTTGGGGTATTGCTGGCGGAAGGTGGGAGAGTTGGCGTCAATCATGGTCATCAGTGGCATCCGAATACTCCAACACCAGAACGCGGCGCAATTCCAGTTTGTGTGGGCCGTCCTGGCTGTACTGACGAAGGTAGTGGCGACCCTCGGCGACTACTTCGGATAAGGTTGCAGCATCGCCACCGGCCATCTCCTGATCGTCGCTATCGAAGACGGAGAACTCGTACCGGTCCACAGCCACTCCCGGCGCTGGCAGGGCGGCGGGGCCATCGTGGCAGCCGCTGAAACCTGGGTGCGCCAGGATCGCCTCAGCAAGCGCGGCGGCGCCTAGGCGATTTCCGCCGTCCACTTCCCTAATGATCGCGGCCAGCTTCAGAACGCGATCCGCATCGGGATCTTCCGGCGAGGGCGTGGCCACGGGCTCAGCAACCGGGGCACGCCAGCGGGTGACGGCGGCGGTGATCATGTCGCGCAGGATGCCAATACTGTGGTAGTCGTCGCTGTCAATGTGGTACTCAAACTCGGCGCACAGCTCGGCAACATCGTCAAGGCTCGGCCCTTCTGCCTGGTCTGCATCTGGGGCGGCGCTGGCCTGGAGTTGCGCGTACAGCGCCATGTCGCAGTCGGGGTAACGCACACGCCAGCCGTTAAAAGACTGCACCTTTTGGAGGGCGTCGCGGAAATCATCGGATCGGCACCATGCAACGGGGGCGGTGCTGGGGGTTTCTGGGTTGGTCATCGGTGGCGGTGAATAGGTGGGTGGGTGGTCAGTTGAAGCCTTCAATAAACTCGCGCACCTGCCCGCTTGTGGCCAGGTCTCCAAGCGCCATCCTGCCCATGGCAAGCGGAATGCCTGGGTGATCTGCAGTCTTGGGGTGCCTCCTGAGATCGCTGATCATTGAACTCAGCGCCTGCTGCAGGTGGCCTTGATCCACACAGGCCAGCGCTCGCTTCTTGCACCATTCCAGGTACTGTGATCTGGGTTGCATGGGTTGCTAGGTGGTGGTGAATGGGTGCCGGAGATCAATGGCTTTAATTTCCAAGTTTGACACGCTGCTCTTTGATCCTGCATAGATCGCGCATAGTCGTTGGGCCAACACGCAAGTAGTCAATGCGCTCGTATTGAGTGCCACACTGTTTGTTGATCGCATCCACTACTGACTGTGAGCTGATTATGTAATCAGCCAAAGTAACCAAGCCAACGGATCCTGCCACAAAGACAATCATTCCTGCCGTAAAGCCAATAAAGTCAAGTACAGAGTCTCTCATGGGTCGGTTGGTGGTAGTGAATGGGCGCCGGAGGGACAAGGCGGCGGCCATAAGCGTCAGACGCTCGGAACCGCCAGCGTAAGGACCCCAGCTCCCCTATCCTAAGCCATTGCACTTCCCTAAGCCACTACGGCAAGCTAAGGAAACGCAACAGCCCCATGCCCCCTGACCTGCGTGCCTTCCTGACCCTGCACGCCACCGTGAGCGCACGGGACGAGGAAGCCACCCGCCAGGTGCTGCGGGACGTGGCCACCACGCTGCCCGAGAAGGTCGGACACAAGGTTGTCGCCATGCTCCAGGGGGCGATCAACACCTCCGCACGGGTCTGGCTGCAGAGGCTGGCCTAGGTGGCGGGCCACCGTATCGAAGGGGCGGTGCTGGTCACAAAAAGGGTCACCAAAAGTTCGTTCAGGCGCGAGATCATCGAGGCCTGGGGTGGTTCCTGCGCCTACTGCGGCTGCCAACCTGAGAAGGTGACGCTTGATCATGTGAACCCTAAGGCTAAGGGTGGGACGACCGAGCGCAGCAACCTAGTGCCGGCCTGCGCACCGTGCAACGTGGCCAAGAACCATTGCGAAGTCTGGGGCTGGTACCAGAGCCAGCCCTTTTTTGATGCCGATCGAGCGGGCAGGATTAGGGGCTGGCTGGCTGGTGGTTGATCACTTCATCTTCATGGCCTTGCCCTTGGCCGCCTTAGCTGGCTTGCCCTTCTTGGGCATGGCAGCCGGCATGGCGCCCTTACCGCCCTTGGCCGCCTTACCCATGGCCATCGCGCCTTTGCCTGCTTTGCCGTTGTACATGGTGTGTCCTGTGACTACCTGAGGTTTCCGGATGCGGTGATCAGCGCTTCTTGCTCCTTTTCGCCATTGCCCGCACGATCGGCCTGGCGATGGCGTCAAGGATTGGGCGTTTCTTTGGCGCAGATGCCGCACCTCGCTTGGCGATCATGGATTTCAGGCTCCGGCTTGCACCGGCGGCGGTCCGGTTCTCTGCCGCTGAGCGCAATGGGCTGCGCTTCCTGCTTTGGCCACTCAGTTCTTTGTACTTGGCCTTCGCAGCGCTGACGGGGCTTTTGTTGGTGCGAGCCGGCTTGCCGCCCTTGTTAGTGGCGCGGCTTGCTGCAGCATTCGAGCGCCTGTTGGCTGCGGTAGTTGCTGATCGCTGCGCTGCACTCATCTTGCCGCCGCGCCCCACCGTGTTCGCAATGCCTCCGCCAGCGGCGGTCCCGGCAGCCCGCAACCCACCGGCCCGCTGTTGAGCAGCCTTGCCACCGGCAAAGCCCTTGACCTTCACGCGAGATCCCAGTCCGCTGGTGCCTTTCGACGCCAAGTCACCCGCCCGTGCCTTGTTGGTGGCCCTGCTGGTAGCGGCTTTGGTTTTACCGCCCCCTCCACTGGGAGCGGTATTACTGGCTGCCTTCTTGGTGCCTCCGCTTGCACCACCCTTCTTACCTCCGCCACCGCCGCCACCAGAGAAACGACCGATTGAGTCGCGTTTGTAGGTCCGTGCCATGCGAGTTATGGGGGGGCGGTGTGCCGTTACCTGAGCTTTCCCGGAAACCTGCAGCAGATCGTGCGGCGCCATGTCAATCCCAACCCTTAACCCCCTATGGCGATCCACACCACGCGATGACCGGGAGCTGATCCGCAGCTATGCCGGCTGGCCGTTGTCGGTGACCAACCAGACCGAGCTGACCGCCATCCTCAACCGGGTGGCGCTGATCTCTACCTCTACCGTTTCGCAGGTGCAACGATGGATCGACGAGATCGAGGCCTTGGAGGCGGACTACGCGGACCGGGTGGAAGCGGGACGGGAGCACCTGCTGAACGCAGCAACCTACGAAGGCCCCGCCCCTGGCACCACCCTGACCCGCGACGACCTGAAGAGCAAGGCCGACGTGTTGGAGTGGGATACCAGCCTGTTGCGCGTGAAGTACGAAAGCGGCGGTTCTGGTGGGACGGCAGGCGCCGTGCTCGCCGGTCGTTTGGCGACCTTAAAAGGCCGGATCTTCCAGACCTTGGGCATCCAACCAGTCGGCGGCGGACAAGCAATGCTGGTTCGTAGTTGATGGCCACCGACTTCGCCGAATACGCCAACCTGCGGATGCTCTGGGCGCCGCCTGGGGTGATCACCACCCTGCGCAATGGCGTGCCTGCTGCCGGCCCTGCCGTGGTGATGGAGGCTTTCGTCAAGCCACAGGGCCGCAGCGAGCAGGATCTGCCTGGCGTTCAGGCTGGGTCACTGATGCTTGACGGCTTCATCACCCGCTGGGCCTTGCTGGGCAATGCCAACTGGCTGGTGGCCGGTGCCTCGCTGAGCTGGACGGAAACCGGCTACCGCCCCGCCGGGATGCTACCGGGGGCCACGGGGCAGGCGGTGTTGACGGACCTGACGGTATTGCCCACCCTGGCCGATGGTGCCGAGCAGGGGCAGTTGCGGATTCTGGAGTTTCCCTACGGTGTGGGCGGCATCGGGGCGGAGCTGCGGGAGGCCCTGGGGGACAAGTTCAAGGCCGCCCTATCCACTGCGGTCTAACCCATGAGCATCCGCGTTGAAACCACGGTGACAGGCCCCGGTCCTGGGGAGCTGGATCAGAAGCTGCGGCAGATCACCCGCGCTGCCTTCATTGAGCTGTTCGCCCGGTATCAGGCATCATTCAACCCCCCGGCATGGTCATGGCCACGGGAAACACGGCGGCGGGTGGGCGTAGTCGGCAGCCCGCGCAACATCGTGGACCTGGGCAATTTGCGGCAAAGCGGCACCTACTCATTCCCTGACGCCTACTCAATCGAGGCACGGTGGAGCGCCGACTACGCCACTGCGGTGCATGAGGGGGCCAGGCTGCGCAATGGCACCATCCTGCCCGCCAGGCAGTGGACCGATGCGGTAAATGGCACCGTGCAGGTGTCGGGGATCCCCGCGTACCCACTGGGCGAGAAGCTGCAGCAGCGCATCTCACTGGCCGTGGCGCGGAGCTAGATCCTGTTCGCTGGGCAGTCGTTCAAGCCCAGTCGCTGCCGTGCATACCGTCCGCGTCGGTCGTTGGTGCATTCAGCCATTTCCAACAGCAGTTTATCGCGCTGCTCCGGCTTAGCCTTTTTCGTCAGCGTGCAGTCGGCCAGGTTTGCCTCGCCTTCGGGCCAGCCACACCACGACAGGCGGGCGCCTTCCACGTAGGCGACCAGCCAGGTTTCGCCGGTCGGGCCGTGCAGCACAGAGTCTGCGGTGTCAATGGTGAGTTCCATGGCTCGGTAGTGGTGAATGGGTGCCGGGGATTTAAGACAAGACGGGCCGACCGGCCTGCCTCATCCAGCTTCCAGGCAAACGCAAGCAGCCCCAGCCCCCCCCCAATCATAAGCCACTGCGCTTTCCTAAGCCACTACGGCAAGCTGAGAAAACAGAACCGCACCATGCCCCTCCCCTTTGTTACCGCCCCGCCAGAAGTCACGGTCGAGGACGTGGGGGACACAACCACCGGCATCCTGCAATTCCCGGTCTTCAACTGCCTGCTGACCGGTGAGCGGATCCTGGTCGATGAGATCGACTACCAGTCCACGGTGACCGAACAGACCCACCGGCTGGCCCAGATCATCCGCGAGGCAGACGATTTGCCCGAGGCTACCGCCAATCTGGTGGCCGCCCGCCTGATGGCCCGCCATATCGGCATACCCGTGGTGTTGGAGCCCTTAGAGGATCAGATCCGCCTGCGGGAGCACCGGCTGATCAGGGACATTGACAACCGCCTGTCAGCCCAGAACCAGGCGCAGGTGACCCGGCTTGTCACCGCCGCGATCGTCTACCGGCTGGGAGAGGTGGATCCCGATTGCGCCGCGTGGACCGATGCCAAAACCTTGACCCTGACCGAAGGACTCCGCAATGCCATCTACTCCTTCATGCTGAAAGAGCAACGCGGCGGGGCGGCGCCGGCTGACCCCGAGGCGGTCCTGCAGGCGATGGCCGACAGCCTGGGAAAGCCCGACCTGCCCCAACCGACTGGGGTGCAATCTTCTGGCGACTCAACGACCTCTGGCCCCACAACCCCGCCTTCACCCGCGAGCGATTCGCCTGGTGCCCCGAAACCTTCATCTGGGAGGCGCTTGAAGAAGGATCCCGTCTCCTGAGGGAGCGGCAGCACGTAGCAGAACGGCCAATCGCTAACCTCACCGCGTGGTACGCCAACGCTCACCGGGACCCGGACAAGCGGGCCGAGCCGTGGGCGATGGAGGACTTCTGCTGGTTCCTACCGCCGAAGGTGGGCGAGGAAGCGACTGCCGGGCCACCTGCGGAGGCCGGCGCGGCGATGCTGGCTCTTTGTGAAGGGCAGCAGGTACAGATTCCAGGCTTTGCGATGGCCTTCTACGACGCCCTTGCTGCCGCCGGGGAAGGGGTGAACCCACCCACGCCACTGGCCCTGCTGGCGGACGATGCCCTGCTACTGGCCCCGGTCGAGCATCAGGACGGCTGGCGCGGGCTGCTGTTGGCCGAGGATACCGCCGCAGGTCAGGCGCGGGTGTTCAGGCTGGCGGATGATCCGCAGCGGGTGGTGACGTTGCTTGTGCCATCCGCTCCTGATGCTGCAACGCCAGCATGGGCGGCGGCAGGCTCATGGCTGCCCATCGCTCAATCTCCCGGTAGCAATCCTCCACCTGCTGCGCTGCCGCCTGGATCGTCTGGTGATAGCCCAGGCTCCAGCGACGACCAGCCCACCACACCCGCGCCTGATACGGGCGTTGTGCATTGTGGGGGCAGTAGCTGACGCCGCGAGGGTATGAGGCCATGCCCCAGCTTTCCAGCCTAAGCCGCTGACAGGGCTTAAGCCATGGCGGAACCCTGCGAGGTAACGCCCCGGTATAGCCGGCACGATCATGACCACGCAATGGCATCAGGCCTTTGACTACCGGTTTTTTTTCACGCCTCTCAAGTCTTCAGCGGTAGACCTCACTCGCGTCAACCTTGGCCCGCTTGGCGTTGGCAAGCTCATCGACAACACCACTATTCAATCCGCAACCGCCAAAGTTCTCACCGCTGGCACGGGTGATACCTTCGCTTTTGGAGTTGGCACCAAAGCGGTAACGAATGCCGTCACAACGACCAGCCTCGCTACCCTGACCTTTGATGCCGCCCATGGCATCACCGTGGGTCGGCGGATTGTGGTCGAGGATCTCCCTGCTCCCTTTACCACCCTCAACGGCTCGTTCGTGGTTACGGCTGTGACTACCACCTCCCCGCACACCCTGTCTTACGCCCTGACCGGCTCAGCGATCACCACAGCCCCCGTCGCCGCTGGTGTGGTGTCTCCGTCGCTGCTGCTGGATGGCACCGACCACCCGTTCCAGTTGAAGGGGCTGACCAATGCCCAGCCCAGTAACACCACGACCAAGGAATCCATCACCACCTACGACGATGAGGCTGCGGGCTATGCCACACCGATCGCAACCGCCAAGGACAAGACTTGGACACTGAGCGGCGCGGCCAGTTTCGACTCCTCTGCGTGGCGTGCGATGCGGCTATGTGAGGAGCTGAACCTTAGCGAGAAACTGATGGTGGAGTACGCCTTGATTGGCCCTTACAACGGGCATCAAGTAGAGTACGGGTTTGGCGTGTTTGAGAGCTACCAGCCTGCGCAGGAGGCCGGCACCGTGATCAAGTTTACGGTGAACCTGGCTGGCTACGGCAAGCCGGGCCTTAAGCTGCTGTGATCAGTGCTCCGGAAATTCCGGACAACTGATTTGATGGGGCCCCGGCAGTGCTGGGGCTTTTTTGTGGCTAGGGCATGGCGTCGCTGGCAGCCATCAAAGCGTCGTTTGCGCTTAGGGTGCCGTAACACAAATTTGCTGCGGCATTACACTCTCTGCCCAGCGACTTATGAAGAACAAACATCCCGACCGGCGCAGGCCCCAAAAAAGCATTAGCTACAAGTTTGTGAACTAAGAAAGTTTTCTTTTTACCTTCTTTGCACAAGTCAACATAACAATAGCCATCGGGCCTTTGGCTTGGCCTCATGATTCGTTCAGCTAATATTCTGAACCTAGATGGCCCGTTAGCGCTGCTTCTTTTTTCGCTTCGAACTTTACCCAACGAAGAAACGGAGTAGCGTCCTTCGTAGCCAACCACTGGCAGCCATTGCTCTTCTACTTGACTCTCCTCTTTTAGCTTGTAAAGAGCTATTGCCCGAGCAAGAATTGCATCCCGAGAAAGACCGGTTGACTGCTCAAGATTTTTAAGGTCTGCCGCAAGTTGGCTGGACACGCGAAGGGCGAGAGTTTCTTTTTTCATGTTTATGGTGGCTTGGGAGTGCTGGGGCTTTTTTGTGGTGATTATGGCTCAGCGTTAATCGGCTCCCCAGCCCGCGCCAGGCGCTTGGCCCAGGTGTCGCCACCCTCGCGGCCCTTGCATGGGTTGATACAAGCGGGATCGTTGACCGCGTTGCACACCAGGCCGGCAAGGTCAAGCTCTGACGCCTCCTTGCCGGTGGCCCATCGCAACTGCCCGTCAAGCCAGCGGGCGCCGCAGCGTGGGCAGGAGCGGAAGTTCATGGCGGGGGGGGCTGGTTGTGAATCGGTGGAAAGGGCTTGGCGGATAAGATCCCGAGCGTTAAAGGTCTTGGGAAATCTGTTTTAGGTTTTCCTGTAATACGTGTTCAATCAGCCTAGACGGTATATCGGCAGTGGCCGCCCATGACTGAAACGATGCAACCGCTTGCTGTATGGCTAATCTTTTTAATTCAGTAAATTTTGCATCTCCAATTTCAGCGTGAACTAAAGTATTAAATTCCCTGTTTTTGAAGTAGCTCATTTTTCTATCCAAATCAATCAGGTTATTGTAATCCGCTTGGTTAGTAACAATCTTTGGCTTCGGCTTTGATTTAGGGGGAGCACTGGGATTGACCCTATTCTTAGGAATTTCTTTATCAAGATAAGCTACTTTTTGTTTTATGGCATTTAATCGCATCTTTTTAATATCTGTTTTTTTGCGAACATTTTCCCGTATCTTGAACTTTAATCGGTTTAAATTGTGTTGGTGGGTTTCAGGTAGTTCCGCAAGTATTGCGTACTGCATTGTGATTTTATCGTTTAATTTGTCCCATTTTATTTGCATGTCATCTATAAAAGCGGATAGCTCTTCAAGGGAGAAGCTTTTAATGTCATCGGCAAAAAGTGTTACCGC